GCTGCGATGATTCCTCTTGTTACTCAGGAAATTGGTGCTTCTATTGGTACACTGTTTGATCCAGAAAAGACAATAGAGAAAGTAGCACCATTGATCTTCCCCAAATTTAATGCGAACGAAATTCCTACTGTTACTGTTACTGGCGGTAATAATAGAACTGCACTGTTAGTGAAAGGTAAGTCTACTGCTGGCACAACGCCCATTAACATTGTTAACACTCCAATTGCTAATAGTAGTGTTACCAACACATCTAACAATACATCTACTGTGGCTTATATTGGTAATCCAGACGCAATCTTCAACAGAGCAACATCTTTCGCTGTATAAAAAAAAAGAGGTAGGATTTCTCCTACCTCTTAATCTACTACACTTTACCTTTATCCAGCAAGTTTTTGGAAGTAGTCCATAGTATCATCATCTGAGGAATCTACTGCACTCGGTGGAGTATTATCCACTGGCTTAGTACTTACCACAGAATCAGCTACAGGTTCGTCTGACATCTTCTCAGCTACATTACCAACAGTAACAGAACCAGAAAGAACAGCATCAAGACGAGTCTTTAGTTCTTCATAAGACTTGAAGTTGGTTGGAGCAGTATGTTCTGCAAGAGCATATTGTTGTCCCCATATACCTTCAATCTGAGCATCATTATCAAATAGTGCAGATGGTTTCTCAAACTCAGATGAGTCATAGTTCCAGAACCCAGCAACCTTACGAATCTTCAGTTTAAAGTTAGCACCTTCCCAAAAATCAAATGGGTTTACTGGTGTTTCATCTTCAAACTCTGGTTGCATTGAAGCCATAATCTTATCAAAGATTTTCTTACCGTAACGGAACAAGAAGACTTTACCTTCATTCTCTGGGTGTTTGCTGTCAGAAACAACATATATGTTAGAGAAGTATTGCAACTTTCTTTTCTGTTTACGGGCGATTTCTTTGTCAGATTCAATACCTGTATTCCAATACTGAGAGTTCATTTCAGAAACAGGGTCTTTCTGTCCAACAGTGGTTAAAGAGTTTTCAATATACCATTGACCTGTAGGGCCTTGAAATGCGTGATTCCAAACCTTTGCCCAAGGCATATCTTCACCTTCAACTGCTGGTAAGAAACGAATTACTGCATAACCATTACCAGACTTATCTAGTTCAGGTTTCCACAGTCTGTCATCCTTGTAGGACTTCTTTTCTTGAGGTGCGTTTTGCTTTTGTACTTCGCCAAGTAACTTATCTAGAGAATTACTTCTCTTTAGTGCGTCTAGTGACATTTAAGTCTCCTTATGTTAACGTATGTTTTTGTATAAATCATCGTATGTTAAATCTGTTCCTACTTTATAAAATTTTACATTAGGAAAATCCCTTTGCACCATTCTAAATTGGTAGTCCCAGTTAATCGTGTTAAATCCACGACTTCCTTCAGGTAGATAATTCTTACTACCCTTGTATATGTTATTTAGTGGCTTTGAATAATGACTTCCATCAAAACCTAACATATACACTTCCTCTGCACCACTCTTGCAAGCAAGATATAGTGCAGTATTCCCAGCAGACCATCCTCTAGGATAGCCTATCTCATTTACTTGGTCTTTTTTATCAACCCAAGTAATGTATAATCCAATATCCTTTTCCATCTTCTGTCTTAAATCCTGTTCAACTAAATTTGAATTTTGTGACATTGCTTGAAGAATATTGCTTTCAACTAGTTCTCTTGTTTTACCTTGAATTACGCAATCTGTTTTAAAGTGTTTTTCAGTTTCAAAGATTTCACCATCAGTATCAGCCCAACCCATTTTCATTAGATTTGCATCAAAGTCTGGTAGAATACTCCAATCAGTAAACCAAGATTTATTTTTAAGAGCATACCCTGAGTGGTATATCTCTTGTTGCATATTATAGTCTACTGCAACCAGATTGTCAACAGTAAAATGACGATAAATTGCATTACACCCCCAACTAGTAAATCCATCACCTGTAATTGGTTCTCTGGGGCGAGACTCTCCGTTTCCGTAAACTAGATGTCTATTCACCGTTGTTCCCATTATATCAATGGGTTCTACGTTCATTTCGTTTTTCTCCACCAAAGGCTTTGCGAGTAGGACGATAACCCTTTGGCCATTCTGGAATACGACTTGCAAGTTTTTTGCATCGTTCTGTTAGCTGTACATTTTCCCTTTGCAGTTCAGCACATTCATATTCTAATTGTTTTATTCTATCTTTTGTCTTTGTGTCAGGTTTTTTGATTTGCATACCTTCTAAGACCCCAAAAGCATTTTTAACTTCACCAATGTCCATTACCATATCTCCTATATCGGTAGTTGTGCTGATTTTTCGACCAAGAAATTTAAATCTCTTGCATTTGCCTCAATTTTCTCTTTGAGGCCCTTAGTGATTAGTCTACCCACAGTTTCGGGTTCTATCTCGTTTTTCTGACAATACCAAACTACGGCATCCATATGAGTTATCCTTTTTTCTAAGGCAACCTTTTCAATTTCTAGTGAAAATGATTTAGGTGTTTGCATTTGTAGCATAAGCTATCCTTTTATTACTATTAATAATAACACAAAAGTCCCTCTGTGTCAATGGGTTTTCTCTTTATGTTTTTCGCATTTTGCATATGATGGACAACAATACCAACATGAACTTTTTGCTATCCAAAATAAAACTTGTAAATATACTATAATCCAATATTCTTCAAGTCCATTTTTATTTTCTATAATCTCTCCGTATGTGCTTAGCATAACCATCATAAGAAAGAAGCTGGTAAAGGGAATTAATAATAAAGAAATCATTTATTCTCCGTAATATATTATAGTTATTGATAGTCTTAGACCGCAACTTTATCAATGACTTTTTTGTTTTGTGATTCCCATTCAGCAATAGTTTCAACCAAACGAGGTAGATATTCTTTTTTATCTTTTACAAACTCTTGGACTTCGCCATCTTGTGTAACAACAAGAATACAAATCTGGTTGATTTCAATTCCTGTGCGTTCTTCAAACATCTCTGCATACGCAGCCGTTTGGATATAATAAGATTCATTATATTCATCTTTGCGTGGATTAGTAGATGTCTTAAAATCAATAATAGACAATACACCATCAAACTCGGCAATACAATCAACTCTACCAGCAACTCTGTATTTGTCACTGTAAAGTCCTGCCTCTTGAGATAGAATATAGTCTACACGATTTAATACATTATCACGCAGTTGTGTAAAAAGTGCGTGAGGTAAAAAGTTCTTGGTATGCTTTTGCATATCCTCGTTATTCAAATAATCTTCACACATATGGTGAACCGCAGTACCACGAGCTGCAGCCGTGCGTGAAATGTAGTTTGCTACATCATCACCAACACGCTTGCGCCATGCGTTCAGACCTTGTTTATTGCGTACTGAGAGGACAGTAGTAATTGATGGGTACTTATTACCCTCTGGTGTTTCATATAAACGAATACCATCTTTGTTAGTTGCATTTATTTCAGCCAGATATACTGGTTTATGTGTATGTTTCATTTAGATTTCCTACCATAATATTAAGTTATTATTATAACACAACTGTATGCTATTGTCAAGTAACAACACCTCATTTTAGATTATATAAATCATTTAGTACATGTTGTATAGGGTCAATTTCATTCAACATTTCCAGAGCAGCTGATGTTGTTTCTTCTACTCTGCGAGTCCAACCCCGACCAAAAGTTTCAAAGGTATTTAACCTTTCATAATACTTTTGTCTTCTGGATTGATATTCTGTAATCGTTTCTTTCAGACCAACACGTTCTACATAAGAATTGACTATGCGTATAGTATTAGGCCCGATTGCACCATCAGAGGTTGCACCCACAAGTGTTTGTAGATACTTCGCAGCCCGACTAGTTCCAGCATTAACACCAAAATCAAACACACACAAATCAAGACCATTTGGTAAGTTATCACCTTTGACCCTTCCCCAATAATTCTTTCGATAGATAGGAGCAACATCTTCAACCGTTAGGTCTTTCATTTCTTTTTTACCACCCCAAGCATCATATACTCTTTTAGTAACACCAAGATTAGTTTGCCCGCCGGGATCCTTTGGGTGATTTACATATCCACCTTCGTGGTGCAGAATCATGTCCAGACATTGTTGATAGTTTTTAATCATACTATTCCTAGCCCTAGTTTTGTTTTTTGGATAAGGTAGTTACGCACAAATCCTGAACGAACAATATCTCCGATATTAAATTCTGTACAATTGAACTCATTCATATTTTGCAATATTTGTAAAAAGTCCATTAGTCCATTTTTCTCATTGTTTTTAGTTAAGTCAGATTGTGCAAAATCTCCACAGAAGAAAATCTTAGAATTTTGACCTACCCTAGTAATGATGGTATCGAGTTCATGAAAGTTTAGATTCTGACATTCATCAACAATGATAATACTATTGTCGAAAGTCAAACCTCTAAGAAAGGATGTTGATAGGAAGAAAAAACTTCCTTGTGCTTTCAAACGATCATACAGCATACTAAATGCTTGTTCGTTTGGTTGTTCAAACATGAATTGCATCATGTTAGAGTATGGTACTTGATAAAGTGCAGCCTTGTCTTCCTCATCGCCCGGCAAGAATCCAATCTCTCTTGTAGGTATAAGTGATCGTACTACAATAACTCTATCGTATGGAGTTTCAGGATTCAATACTTGTTGCAATGCGAGGTATAGAGAAACGAAAGTCTTTCCTGTACCAGCACAACCGAATAGAAATTGATTCTTATCGTCTTTCCAAGAGTCAAATACTGATTGTTGACTGTCTGTAACAGGAGTAATTTTAGTTAGTTGACTGAATGTGATATCTTTTTTATTTGCCATTACCAATCCTTTAAGAGAGTGCAACACACTGTGTCAATGCGTAGAAGACACAGTGTGTTGCTTAGGTGTATGAAAACTGAAAACATAAGCTTATATTGAATCCATACAATACTATTTAGTTATTTTACTAACTGACCTTGACGATATTCTCGTGCAATTGCAGTTAAATCGTGAGATTTTCCTATACTTTTTATCTTATGTTTATTAAGAACACCCATTGTATTAATTTCTTTGTGTGCTCTATTTGAACCAAATTTGTCTGCTAATGGAGAGTTTGGGTGTGCCTCTGCAATCCTAGACATATTTTCTTTAAATCCGTCATCTGTTCTATAACTTCTACCTTCAACACCACTAATAAGAGCAGGAGCAGTTACAACTGATTTAAATGCAGGGTGTTCTTCCAGAAAAGTTTCTAGTTCATCCCAAGAACACATAGTATCCATTTCTTCATTAGTTTCAGTGTTCATTATTGTATATGTTGGCATTATTTTTTTTCTTCCTTAATTAATCGGAGTTCTTCACTTAACATCTTAATTCTTTCAAGTGCTGCATAGTAAGATTTTGTTAGAGCTCTCATGTCCATTTCCATAATACTTAAAGAAGAATCATTGTAATATTTAGAATGATTTTCTTTTTCCTTTTTATCTTTAGCATCTTCTTCAGCACTTGTTCCTAAGATTTGCCTTCTGAGTAGTCGATCATATATCATGTTGTCGTCCTGTACCATTCTGGTTTCTCCCTACCCTTCCAAGTTGCAAACCCACTTTTCTCTGTTATATAGTACTTTCTATAAGCAAGGATTGGATTACCCACCACCTTGCATGTTTCAGGCATACATTGAGGCATTGGTGTTCCTTTCTTAAAAGGAATATTCAATGGTGGGTCTTTAAGCAACATTGATGGTTTGGTTGAACCATGAACTTTACCATAACGATTTGTATACTCTGCAAGTGTTGCCCTGTAGAGTTTGTACATTTGCAAATAGTTTTCGACAGACTCGCGAACCCATATTGCAGATGGGTGGTTAATGTGAGAAGCTTTGTATAATACATCTTCTCGTTCATCAGACAATCGCCATCTTTTAATGTTTCTATTATTCTTAGTTTTGCCTAGATACAACTCTCCGTCAAGCACTCTGTGTGCAGTTGACATCAGTTGTGCGTATTCTATAGGCATTTTGACTACATGTTTATCTATGTGATACTCTGCACATATTACAGGGTCTTTGTGTAAGTAAAATATATTCATAGGTGTAATTATAACAAATTATTGTTGTTTTGTCAAGAGAAAATCTTTTATTTCACCTTTCCCAACGATAAAATATGTGATCTCCAATCTCTATAGTTTTTGTTTTAGTCTTGGCCCAAGAAGGACTGACATAATCTGCGTGGTAATGTGTAGCACCATCAGTTATATCTAACAAGACTACATTAGAAATTAATGCTATAGTTGCAAGCTCTGTAATATCTTTATATTGTTTTATACTTCTTTTATTAATAGTGTCAGACTTACCATCACAATACCAACTAAACTGGCAACGATTACGAACAGGTATCAATTCGCCAGTGCCTTTCCAACTAGGTCTGTGTTCGCCTTGTTTAACAACTTCACATACTGTATTAGGAAATCGTGAATCTTTTACTCTATTCAAAGTAACAGCAATAACAGCATACCAACCGCCAGTGCTTTGATTTCGTGCCTCATGATATACATTGTCAGCAAGACAAGTTATTTCTTCTTGTGGTATATCAAAGTTTATTGTTTCATTATTTGTAAACATCTGTTCTGGAGCAGCAACAGAAAGACTTATCAAAACTACAAATTCAGTCAAGTTAATCATATTATATTTTTTTCCCAACATTCATCAGCAAACTGATACTCTAAACTATAGGCTTCCTTTTCCCAAGGCCAATCCCAATATCCACAATCTTTACTGATTAGGTTGTTTTTCCATTTGGGTTGGTCTAAACCATTCCAATCAGATATTTCCTTACGAGCATATTGTTTCACATGAATCATTTCGTGACAAATGGCAACAACCATATCCTTTATATTAAGTTTCTTATCTATCTCAATATAAAACTCACGATTATTATCACCAATCATACAATAGCCTGTTGCGTCATCTTGTATATTTGTTAGTTCAACATTAACTTGTAGTGTTCTGTGGCGGGGTAATAATTTCTTAATCATATACTTAATAACTGAATTACAGAGTTTTCTTTGATGTTTACTTCCACCAGAGATGTCAATAATATTCATTTTAAGAGATATTTCAATAATTGTCATTTTAAATTTCTCATCTAATTATTGAAATAAAGTGACCCAGTTGGCGTTTGAGATGAGAGAGAGAGAGTGCCAACTGAGTCATGACTTTTAATCTTTTTTTATCTTGTGTAACTATTATACTCCATTTATGAATCAATGTCAAGACATTTTAAGTATTATTTTTAAGACCTTAAATATCGAATCATTATTTCTGCAAGAGCTTTAAACCACCTTTCATCGTTACCTCTGGTGGTTTCTGCTGCAACTCCGATTCTAACTCCAGAGGTTTCAATAAAACCGCGAGTATCGTTAGGAACACCATTTTTATTTACAGTAATAGATTTTTGTTCTAGTAAATCTGCAAATTCACGACCACTATACTTTTCTTTATTCAAGTTAATAGTAAACATATGAGATTGTGTTCCACCAGATACTATTTCTACATCAGCATCTATGAATGTCTGTGCCATTATATTTGCATTAGCTATTACACGTTTAGTATATAACTGAAAGTCTGGTTGTAATGCTTCGTAGAAACATTGTGCTTTAGCGGCAATGATGTGCATCAGAGGCCCACCTTGAGTGCCGGGAAATACTGCACTGTTAATTTTATTACTGTATTCTTTATCGTTCCACAAAATCATACCACCGCGAGGGCCTCGTAAAGTTTTGTGTGTGGTGGTGGTTGCAACATCTGCATAAGGAAATGGATTAGGATATGATTTACCAGCAATGAGTCCAGAGTAGTGACTGATATCTGCAAGTAAGATTGCACCTACCGAGTCTGCCATTTTTCTGAATCGTTTCCAATCAATCACTCGACTATATGCACTTGCTCCTGCAATAATCATTTTAGGATTATTATCTAATACTAGTTTTTCTGCTTCATCATAATCAATAATTCCATCAGCATCAACGCCATAACTCTTAGTGACGAACCACTTACCACTTATGTTAACCTTCGCACCATGTGATAAGTGACCACCACTAGACAAGTCCATACTAACAATTAAATCGCCGGGCGTTAAGAATGTTTTGAATACCGCAAGATTTGCATTTGCACCACTGTGAGGCTGAACATTTGCAAAGTTACAACCAAATAATTTAGTTGCGTATTCAATGGCAAGGTCTTCTACCTTATCAACTTCATCGCAACCATTGTAGTATCTTTTGCCGGGCAAACCTTCTGCATACTTATTGGTTAAGATACTACCACACAATTCCATTACTTCTGGACTAGTGAAGTTCTCACTTGCGATTAGTTCTACCGTATTAGATTGACGAGCAGCCTCAGCAGTTACTATTTGTTCAATGCGGGGGTCAATAAACTTCTGCACATTCACACCTTTAGTTTATTTTAATCAACAAGTCCACTAGCAGAACGAGAACCTTGTGGATATACATCTGGTTCTGGAATCATAAAGTTTTCGTCCCAACCAAATGCTTCTTGGATTACCTTTGCAGATAGACCTTTATAAGCTTGATGTAGTTTTTTGTCTTTTGCAATAACTAAAAGTTTTGCTTCACTTTCGTGTAACGACTCTAGTAACTGAAAGAACATGTTTTCTTTCTGATGTTGTTTTGTTAGAGGGTCAGCGCCTTTGATGAAATGCCAAAGTTTCTTTGCTTCCATTGAAAGTACTGTATGATCTGTACCTTCGGGTGCATCATTAGGTGTGTATGGTGTTGCACCTTCTGGGAAGACCCATTCTTTTGTAGGGTCAAATGAAGCTTTCAGCAACATTCTTAATGCGTCAGTGTTGTGTTTTTGTAACAGTTGTACTTTCTGTGCTTTAGTTTTTGCTTTTCCTACTTTTTCAAGTATCTCTGAAAAGAGGGGTGTATATGTTTCTTCTGGCTTAGCCATGTTAAAATTCTCCAATTGTTTCAGTAAGATTTTTCAATCTTGATTGTATAAAATAATTTAATAGTTTACTACGGTCACCACAGGGAGCATTGTTAAAGACTTCATTAATTTCAGTCTCCAACTCAGATGGAATCTTATCAAGACTGATAAGAGTTTCATTCCTTTGGTAATTTCTTTTAACTTCATCAGGTAAATCATCAATATTTATATTCAACCAATTTTCAATCTTCTTTTTTGTTAAAGGTTTTTGTCTTAATCCATCGACAAAGGTGTTATCAGGTGATAGAACATTAGGTACTCCATCACTAGTGTCGCCTTTAAGTATATGCTCTTTTATATAGGTGTTTGGATTATACCCATTTACATACTTTTTAAGAATAGGTGAATATTGTTTTATATCAGGATACTTCTGTAACTGAATAAAGTCTTTATCGCCAGAGACAATCATAATTGGTTCTTGTTTGTTTTTTACAAGAGTAGCAATAATATCATCAGCCTCTGCACCATAAACTTCTAGGTACTTGTATGGTAGATTGTCTTTGAACTCTGCTTTAATTTTATTCAGAACCTCAAAGATTGAATCCCAATCCAAGTCAGATTTCTCTCTACCCTTTCTACGACTTGCTTTGTAGTTCGGGAAGAAATCACGGCGCCAGTAATGTTTGGAATCATATGCAAGTACAACCTCGCCATATTCCTCAGTAAACTGACTACGATACATACGAACCGAGTTAAGAATCATGTGTCTTACCATATTCTCATCTGGTTCTTTTGATTTAGTCATATTCAAATGCATCATTAGACTAGCTACTGTGATTTGATTCATATCAATAATAATCATATTTTATAATGAGCATTGAAGCTCATACTCCTTCTTTCACCATCAGAATAAAATGGATAAACAGAATGTTTTAACCAAGATGGGAATATTAACATCATTCCGACTTCTGGAACAAATTTAAGATTGTCACTCCTAAAGTCAGACTTTTCGCCATACATAAATTCAATAAGGCCTGTTGATGGATAGTGGTCTTTAAATTCTTTTGCATTTTCCTCACCCATACCTTCTGGTATTTTGAGATAAATAACACCAGAGAAATTACCACTGTGTGTATGCCATGGATTGTATTCGTGTTTGTATTGACTTACAATCCAACTCTGTGCAAGATGGATATTGTCAATGGTTGGTTTTATGCCTTTCGACATCTTAGTCCAACCATATGCACGATTAGAATCTTCCATGTGTTCTAGGTAGGTCAGGCACCCTTTTTTTAGTGTGTCTGATAGGAACTTAGATTCTTTTTTGTCGTATACAGGAATCTTTACTTCCTTTGATACCTTACCAACAAGGTTATCAGAGAAATCAAATTTCTTGGAAAGACTCTCATCTCCCAATACGGCATCACCAGCATTATTAACCAAAGTAATAAATTCTTCTGGCACTTCAAATTGTAAAATTGTAGGACTAAAATTTTGCCATACAATAGGTTCAGCTGTTAGGTTCATCTTCACTTTCTTCTATAATTTCTAATATGTCTGTTAAAATATCTACATCAATTTCAGCGAAAGGAACCTTTACGCCTTCTGTATCAACAATCATTGATTTTGCAATCAATAAACTCACAGGGTGGTTATAACCAAAATGCCTGTAGAGTATAGATTTTAATACTTCATTCATATACCCAACTTCACCTATGAATTCTTCAGATGAAATGTCAACACCATTTTCTGAAAGATTATGAATCATAGGAATCATAAGTCCTTCAGTGACTTCACCTATGAATTGCATATCATCTGCTAGTCTTGAACTTTTCTCGGTCAATGGTTTAACATCAGGGTGAGTCCACGGCCCTTTGATTATATTGTTGTCTAACCCTTTGGTACTATCGTCACCCATTTGATACGCCCCTGTTGGTATTCACCATAAAACATATCTATCCAATATCCATTTTTGAGGTAACTATTTAAATTACGAATATAACCTTCGTGATTAGCAACCTTTGCAATAGAACCAGATACACTTCTTCGTACATTACTTTTTTCTTCAGCTAACAATCCTTTCTGGGTCTTAATCCACTCCTTTATTTTGTTAGGATGAAGATAATAGTCTTCTGGTAAATTTAATAGTGATTTGTGTATAGATGAATTCTTGGCGGGTGCTTTTGCTGCTCTTGCCAAAGCAAGTCGTTCAATAGCTGCCGCTCTTTGTTCTGGAGTCATAGGTTTACGAGGTTTGCGTTTTTTAGGTTCAACCCAACCATCATTAACCGTAGTAGTTATTTTTTTCTTAGTCATATTTCATCTCTCATCTTTAACTTGTATAGCCATTATAACACAATCTTATCAAGAAGTCAATACCTTAATTAACTTCATCTAAAGAAACTATCTCTTTTACACCATCTTTATTAATTCTCATTTTAATAAAGTGTTGTTCTTCAAGAACTTTCAATAAACTTTCAGTGACAGGTGCAATCGCAGCCTTTCTGCCCCAGATGAATGTACAAATACCAAAACATAAAGTAATTATAAATGCAACATTTGAATCAATCATTACATATTCCTTTTAGTTTGTTTAATGATTTCATCAATCGTGCTATCGAAATCTTTAAATTGTTTTTGTGCAGCAGATTTAATGGTATCCCAAGTTTCATACTTTTCACTGTTTAAGTGATCGTTAATAAATTCTTCGATATCCATTACTTGATTTTTGATTTTACTCATCTTTAAAACCTTTTTTTATCTTACTTATCTATAGTATCATAAAATTTAGGATTTGTCAAGGGTCTTTTCTTTAATTGTTAAATTATTTAGGAAGAACTCCATGTAAAGGTCTTCATTAAGTATCTGATAACCATTACTAGTGCCATAAGTTTTGATGTGAGTGTATATTCTTTTATGTGAGTATTTATTCCACATATCTACCCACCACTCGATAGGTTTTAGTGTACAGTGTGCATTTTCTCCATTTGGTAAAATTGCAATAGCTGGTTGGGTGCTGATTGCAAGAAAAACAAATTTATCTGCTCTTTTAGAAATCATTTCAAATGTTTCTGGAATTTGTTCTTCTGGAATGTGTTCCATTACATCAGTAGAGAATACTCCATCAAATGGGCCGTCAGGTAGTAGTTCAAACTCTGGTACTGCTGGGTCATACAAAGAGGGCATGACACCCATTTCTTCGTGATGTTTCCATTCAGAATATTGTTTACCCTTACCACAACCAAAATCTAGTAAAGTTTCTGGATTTATGTCACGAATCAAGTCCATGATATGATGTAATTGTGGTTTTAAGTTATTGCCGGGATAATGAGTATTCCGGTCTGCGTGATAAGATTTATATTGTTCGATCCACTCGTTCATTATTATGTATCCTCAAATGTTCTTTTAACATCTTTGAACTTCCTATTCTAACATTGATAATGCCATTATAGTATTCGTCAGACTCTAAAACCCTTCGATCAAATTGTTCTTTTGCTTCTAAGTAACTTAGTATTCCTCTACTCGAACAAAAGTATAAAATTTCTCTAGTGAATTTATCTTCACCGAAAGACAAAACATCAGCGTTTAAGTGGTCAGAAGAACCCCAATAGTCCTTCCAATCACTTTCTTTTGTTGAACGCCTTTTTCTTGTCTTACCTTTAAGTGGTGGTCTGGTAACTTTAAACCTCGCGAGCTTCTTACCAATATACTTTCTATTATTAGCAAGGTTGGTTATAAGATAGACAAATCCTTCACAACCTTCTGGAAGTTCTTGAATTATCTTACCATCATGTGTCCACTTTGTCGGAATTGGTAACAACCCCATCGCGTTTTTCATTATCTTTTTCCCAAAAATACAATCTCAGAATAAAATGTTCTGTATTATTTATGGGTTTTAATTTAACGCTTTTTCTACCACATCAGTTACCAGATGTAGTCATCATCATCCTCTAGTTCGTCTATCAAATCTTGGTTTAATTCCTTTCCACAGAATGGACAGAACTCTAATTTATATACAGTAGTGTCCATGTCATGTTTGAAATGGAATTCAGCTTCGCATGAGTCACATACAATGACCCTTACTACCCGCATCATTATTGAATTTCACAAAAACCAGCAACACAAGCTAATTCTTGAGCGCCAATTGTCATATCCTTTGATTCATATTCAGATAATTTAGACCAATCTACATTCTTAGGCATTTGTTTCAATAAAATGTCATACCCCTCTTTATCGGTATCTTGATAAGGCGCTTGTTGATATGAATGTTCACTAAATGGTAAGAATGATACTCCAGACATGTAATCAAAATATTTGTAAACCCATGCGCCAACTTCCATCCATTCTTCTTCTTTAACGGAAATTGTAACGGAAGGCTTGTGCTCACACCAATGTTTTTGGTATATTAACCACAATTCTAATTGTTCAATTGCGTTCATATCTTGTCTGAATACTGCGCCTCTATCTACTTTATGAGGAAAAGAGAAGACAGCAGTATTGCTTGGGTTTATTACATCATCTTCAACAGGGAAACCTTCGTCTGTCATCATCAAAGTAAGTGGATCCTTTTTATCACCGCGAACTGTGCGTATGTAGTAAGGATTGTGACGAGCATGAATACCAGATGCAGAATTAACTAGCTGTGATACTGTACCACTTGGTTTGACGCAAGTAATTGCTACAGATTGTGGAATGTCTAATTTCTTAGACCAAATTTTATTAGTGTCTATTGCGACATTTTTAAGTTTTTCAAGTAATACATCAAGACCTTTTGACTTACCATTTGTTAACTTACAATCCATAATACCTGTTAGAGATACACCAAGTAGTCTTTCTTCTGAACAATTTTTCTTCCATGCGGCACTAACATACTTGAAGTTAGTCAAAGTTGATTGGAATGTACCAAGAATGGCAGCCAGTCTTACTTTCTCTATTAAAGTTTCTTCAGTATCATTCGATCTGATAACTGCTTCACTTAAATTGCAAAATTCTCTATCTCGCAATATTATCTCGCTGCAAGGATTTACGCCAAAGTGATGCCCTTCGGTGGTTCTACGACCACTAGCTTCGGCTATTCTGTTAGCACTTTCACGATTAAAGATACCACGTTCTCCAGATTTAGATTCATAGAGTGCGTTCCACTCACTCATAAAGATACCCATTTCTGGTTTCTCTGTATAACAAGCAGAGTTATTAGCTAAGGCGCGTTGAGGATTTTCTGTCCACCATTGTCCAGATTTAGCATGACGCATACGATCATCTGAAAGATTTGAAAGACTAATGAGAGCAGACCTACGAACACCGCCAACTACCACTACTTCAGCAATTTTACAAACAATGTCATGACATTCTAGTGAGGACAACTTACGTCCAGCAGAACTACCAAGTACATTGACTACAAAATTAAATAATGACTCTAGTGGTGCAGGGCCCGAAGCACGACCACCAAAAGTTTTAAGTGGAGCACCAGCAGGACGGATTTTAGATAAATCCCATCGTGGAATCTGACCAATATACAACATACCCATCAGTTCTTTAAATGCTTTTGCCCAACCCATTTTACTATCTGCAACAGTAATAACAGTATCAGATGCATGGAACTCCTCTGCTACTTTTGGAAGTTCAGATGTAAATTGTCTTTCAACAGAAAAACCAACTCCAGTTCCATTCATAAGAACATAAAGGATTTCATCAAACGCTTGAATACGATTTACTGCAACATATGAGCAATTGTATCCAGCGATGTTCTCCCTCTTGAGCGCCTCTCCTGCGGTCATTAAGCAACGCATAGAGGGCATAACTTTTTGTCCTAGTACGGCAAGTTCAAGTTCATCTCTATCTTTTTTTGTAATTTCAAATCCTGTCATTTCCTGTACATGAACATCAAAGAAATCAAAGTATCTTGAAACAGTTTCATTCCAAGTTTCTCTGCGACCTTTTTCTGGTAGCCATCGAGAGTATCTTGATAGGTGAATGAATTCTTGGTATGAGGTTGGTAAAAAATTATCGGGCATTTCGTCTTCTCCATTGTGTGAATTTTATCTTGGCCATGTTGCCTTGATAAGAATTATTGTTTATTATTGTCTGTACTTCTTCTTTAGTAAGTCCAGATAGTATCATATCGTTTATATCTTTTTCTTTCAAATCATCAGGCCATAACACTACATTATAACCCATGTATATTGTCTTCTCTATTTGTTTCAATATCTCGACATTGCGTCTTTCGTTATCAAAAATAATAGTTGTATTCTCTACAGGTAATCTACTAAAATCAGCACCACCGACAGCAACACAATTGTCCAAAAACATAGAGTCAATGGGCCCTTCGGTTACTTGTATTGGTTTTGTAGAGTCTAGTCTATTAAGACCGTAGATTTTATCTTTGTCTGGGTCAAGAGTGATGGTAATATACTTTGGTATTTCATTACCAAATGCCCTCCCTTGAAACGCAAACATTTTACTATTCTCATCAAAGAATGGAATTACCAATCTAGGGTGATCCCCATTCAAAGAAGCGAATTTGTTAGGTACAACAGTATTGACCCAAGTATAAAACTTTGGAGCAAAGAACAACTCAAAATGAACTGTAGAAGGGATTTGTCGATTCATCACAAATTTCTTAACAGGATGGTCATGACTTAATGACGATATCTTTTTAAGTGATTTGAGTGGTGAAGGCCCCTTCATGAATTTAGGTTGAGTGAATTTTCCAATGTCTGGAAGTTCTGGTTCATTCTTTTTGTATCTCTCCATTATATAGTCATTGTAAATTTTAGGGTCAATGTGTTTCAGTAAATTACTGAACGATGCTCCTACGCCACAGTTATGACACTTATATATAAGATTCAATTCTTTACGGAAAATAAAACCACGAGCTTTGGTAGAAGACTTTTGAGAATCTCCACAGTAAGGACAACGAAAATTGTACAGGCAGTCTCCTGTCTTTTTAAATCGCTGCAATTGCGATGACGCAATCATTAGATATTTTTTTTCTATAAACATGGTGTAATTATAACTCAATTAGAGGTAGATGTCAACCCCAAATAGGCATTTTTTGAATAATAAATCCGAGTACTATAGAACCACCGATAATTATCCAACGCCACTTTTCAAGAATACCAACTCGGTTGTTTAGGTCGTCCCTAAGCATCTGTTGATTGATAGCATCTTGTTTACTATGTTCTGACATTATATCAGTAAGTTCTTTATAGTTTGTAGTAATACGAGAGTGTAGTTCTCTAATGTCTGTTGTAAATTCTAAATTGGCACGATTAGCAACTTCTTCTTGATTAGCTATCCTTTCTTCATGCACAGCCAACATACGATTGACCGATGAAGACACATCAGTAATCCTTTCAATAGCGGTATCAAGACGATTAAATATTAATTTTATATCAGCAACTTCTTTTTTAAGAATTGCCACCTCTGTTGTGATTTCATTACTCATCTTTTTTACCTTTAAAGTGTTATTTAGTATACTATGTATCTAGGATATTGTCAATAGGTGAATAAATTTTAATAAGTTCCTCTTTACCCTTAACTTTAATCTCACCAATATTTTTACTTGGCATAGTATCAGGTAGTTGTTCCATAGTATAACTAGAATAGATTGTTGGATAATCTTTATAATCTCCTCTAGCGGCAGTTGCTTCTAATCGTGCAGCAAGGTTGACAGAATCACCAATGACTGAATAGTCAAATCTGGTGGTACTACCCATATTGCCTACAATACATGTTCCTGTATTAACACCACTACCAATATTAATCTCTGGTAGTCCTTTCTCTTTCCACGCAGCTTTTAGGTTCTCAGTTTCTATTGCACACTCCACAGATGTACGAACCGCTAACTCTGCATGGTTCTCACAATCTAATGGTGCGTTCCAGAAAGCCATGATGCAATCGCCCATGTATTTATCAACCGTACCACCATTATTCAATACTATCTTGGTCATGCGGTCTAGGTAATCATTGATACACTCAACCAATCCTTCTGGGTCATCATTGTTCTTATAGTGTTCTGATATAGGAGTGAATCCAACAATGTCCATAAAGAGAAAACTCATCTCTCTGCGTTCACCACCAAGTTTCAGTGCGTCTGGATTCTTCTGTAAAATAGCAACCTGTCGTGGATCAAGGTAATGTTCAAATTGTTTCTTAATCTGTTGGCGTAATCTAAATTCTTCCATAAACCGCAGAAATGCAGAAACAGACCAAACTACAAACATTGTCAATACAGGATATGACCAATCAATTAAGTAACTGTATTCAGTAAATAAGTATGAACTGCCGTAATAAGTCCCTGCAAGAAATATTGGTAATAGTGTTGCACCAACATACCAACTTAGTGTTAACACCACTACTGTTAGTATCAATGATAACACTAAAGACACTGAAAGCTCTGCTAAATCAGTCCAGAAGGGTCTTGTGATGTTCCTTCCTGCAATCATAGTTGTTACAGAGGCAGCAATCAAATCGTGACTTGGAATTACACCCACTGGGGTTGCAACTGGATTATCTATTCCAGATGCCGTAGGTGAAAGAATAACAATCTTTCCTACAAATGAATCATCGTCTGTTAATTTGTTTAGTGCATAGGTTTTTGTTTTCCATTTGAAATCAATCCAAATAGCACCATTGGCATCAGTCAGTATCTTTTTGTATTTTGGTATGCGTAATGCTTCCACACCACCCTCACCAGTTTTCATCTGATAACTAATATCTCCAGCAGCTGTTCTTAGTATCTCCATAGACAGAGATGGATACAGTTGTCCATCTATTTGAATCACCAAAGGCATCCTACGAACCACACCATCATTCTCTGGAGCAATAAGCATCATACCAACACCTATTGCAGATTTTGAAAATGGTTCTATGGGGCCGACTGCACCACTATAATTGTATATCCATTGTTGCCAAGGCATACCTATCGCGGCAACACCTCTGGGTACAGGATTTCCTTTAGTTTGATTTGCTGGGATTTGTCCTATGATGGTTGGAGTTTTTCTCAACATCTCATCAAATTGTGCATCACCACCTAATCTATCTTTGTCTGCAAACAATATGGGTAATACAACAATTGAAGCACCCTTGCGATATAGACTTTCAATGTCCTTTGCAAGTTTATCTCTTGGCCAAGGCCACTGACCATATTCTCTTACCGAAGCATTATCTATTTCTACTGTCACGACATCAGGAGCGATTGTTTCTTGTTGTGTTCTTTGATGTTGGTCTAGTGCTTTCAACCTTACCATCTCAAAGAACCAAAGGTCTGAAAAACGAATAACACAAAAGAATAAAATAACAGAAATAGCTATAATCCACTTTTTCATTTTAATTTCCTTGTGTCAAGGATACACCACAACCGCCAGATGATTGACAGTTCTGTGTTAGAGAGTATGATTGATTTGTACCACCTTGTTGAACCAAATTCAAATTAGTAGGATAACTGCCGGTTAAATCTACAGTAGCAGTATGTGTTCCACTGTCTTTTTGAACAACAGATTGTGAACCACCATCAGTCCTTACAGTCATATATAAGGTTTTGTTACCATTTCCGTTTTGTTTAACAAACATATTATTATTTTCTCCACCGTATGTGTATAGTCGAATAGAATGGTCTGCATTACCTGATCCTGTTTGTTGTCCTATCTTGATATTATTTCCACCAGAATGTAGGTCTAGGTTAGTTGTGTGACCACCATACTCTGATGTAGTTCCAGAACAAGTTGTATCAGAGCTACTAGTAAAGGTTGCGCCCTGACAGACATGAACATTATTATTATTGCTTTTTATATGAAATCCAACTCTGTTTGAATCAGAACCATTGGTGTTGTTCTGTTCAATTTTTATATTGTTATTTACTCCGTCCAAGTCACCACCCCAAGCTCGACCAGAACCCCAGTAGGAAATCCAACTGACTGTATTGTTGTTTCCTTCTTGGTCAATATCAAGTGTGTTGTCGTCATGGGCCATTGTTAAATTGACAGCGTTGTTCTGGCCATCTTGACTGACATTTATTGTTGTATCATCACTGGTAGTAATTTGTTCTATGAATACACTGTTTCCAGCATAAACAATACTACTCAGACTGATAGATAGTAATAGTGTTATCAGTTTCATCATCGGATGTTATCTCTGGTACAGGTATTCCCTGTTGTGTTAAATTAATTCTATATCCCCAATCTGCATTTAATCTTAAATGAATATTACCATTTCCCACTTGACGAATTATCTCAAGTCGCGAACCATCACGAATCGTATTAACTTGAGTTGATTTATTGAAACCGCTTGTCCTACCATCTACCAGTTCTCTCTGAGCGGTTAGTGCAATTAATTGGTCTAGCACATTCATTAATAAATCAACATCTAAAGGATTAATGTCTAGTTCAGTAAATTCCAATTTATCTTCGTCTAATTGGTTTTTGTCTAACTCTCTAAATTCTAAAAAATCTATGTCTAATAAGTTTATTGTAATTTTAGAACTTTTAATTATTTTTAAAAGTTTTTCTTTGGGTGGTTTAATAATTAACAAATTATTAATTTGGTCTAAAGTTAAATCAAGTATAACTGGCTTTGAGGGATTAGATTCTCCATTTATAACTAATGTAGATTCAAATGCTTGGGTTAGAAAAACCTGTCCTGCATCACTTTCTACTGATATCTTACCCACTGTTCCATCTGCATTGGGAAGTAGAATAATGAGAGACTTTCCAACCTCATCAACAGTCATACTAAAAGCAGTTCCAAGAACACCTATTCGTGCAGTTGGAGTGCGAATATCAACATTCTGAGAATTTAGTTTTGCAATATTACCACTTGCATATCTAACTGTTCCCAGTGCAACATTCATTACAAGTTTAGACCCTGTTTTAGAATTTGGGTCATACACAAAATCATCTATTACTAATGAGCTATGTGGACTTATTGCCACATTTGTATCATCAATAAATTTTATTCCAACATTACCATTTCCTGTACGGACATTATCTTTGTATTCAATGGCAGAGTTTTCTTCTAAAACAAGTTTATTCTCTGCCCTTTCTACCGAAGCATTGCCTTTTTGTTTTACTACATTACCAATAGTTTCCGATAAAACAATATTGTTAACCGAAATCAATAGTGTAAAACTAATCGTCCATAGTAACCGTAACATTGTGTCCTGCCCCAACAGTTGTCATCTGAACAGTACCATCATAAGCACCATCCTGTGTAATACTGAACTGACCAGATGCTCCTGTATGATGCAAGGTTGTATCTTGATCTGCTGCTCCAGTGTGTGTAGAAGTGACCGTATTAGAGTTACCTATTAACGTAATACTTGTTACTTTCTTATCACTACCCGCTAGTGATGCGGTACTGTTTTCATTGATGGTGACGGTATTGCTATCACCTTGAGCAACCAAATCAATATCTGCATCATCAGTTGAAGCCGAACTACCTACATTAACAGTAGTTGTGTTTGAACTACCTGTAAGCGTTTGAATAATACTGTTGTCAGCAGACGCTGAGTTTGCACCAACCGATACAGTAGATGCATTACTATTACCAGCTTGTCTAAGAGTAAACTGTTGAGTTGCACCAACTACTGATGCTGCAATTGTGTTACTATTACCAATCTGGTCAATGTCTAGTGTTTGGTTATCACCTGTTAAAGTGACCACCGTTCCAGAAACACCAAACTTGTTGGTTTGTCCGTCTTGATTAATATTTGCAGTAAGGCTTGCACCTGACTGTGTAATGTATACATCGCTCGCATAACCCACACTCATCATAACAAAGTAAGCGAGAATTGTAAGTATGCTATTTTTCATTTTATCTCTCCTATTTGAGTTTCCATAATGCGTTTTCTATTCCTCTTTCAATCAATTGGTTTACTGCGTGTTCTATTGCTTTACGAACCGCATAAGTTGTCGATTCATTCTCAGTAGTTCCAGCTTCAATTTCGATTAATTCAGTACCCATATCTAAAAACTTAAATACATTCATACCAACTTTAGTACTTAATATAGTCTTTTGTGAACTTACCGCAAGTAATACCTCACCAGTTTGTACAGATATTAATCGTAATGAAACCGATACCATATCTCTACGATATTGGTCACGAATACCTATACCTAAATATCTCGAACCAACACCACCTGTTTCTATATTGGTATCGTAACCAATGATACCACCACTTATAAGAACACCAGCAAACAATAAAGGTCTAACTTTTTCTGACTTATCTCCGTCATAAGTTGCTCTTGTGTTTCTTATGATTTGTCGTTCCTTTAAAAGATAGTCTAAATCCATCCTTTCAACAACAGTAAACCATTCACCATTACCCGCAGTTTTAAGTGCTTGTACTAATAATGTTCCTGATCCCTGTGTGACTGCTGTGCTTAATGAGGCAAGGTTGTCACTGGGCTTTCTTTGACCTGTTTGGTCATTAAACTGGTAAACAGCAATCTCAACCTTCCTTTCGGGGGGTCGATAATTTTTTAACTTGTTCGTCATTGGTGTAGATGTGGCTGTTTCCATCACTTCGTATGTTGTACAACCACCTAAACTAAAAAGTAAAATCACCAACAGGAACTGTAATAACTGTTTCACTTCCATTTGCATCCAATATTGTTAATGCTACATTGTCTGTATCTTTAATATAGCTGATTGTAGTACCCTCAAATGTGACTGTTCCATTCTGATTGGAATTTTCTCCAAACATACTATCCACAAGTTGTTTCGACAGTTGAGCGTAAATTCTTGATTCTACATTCTTTATAAACTTTGACTGATTTGTATTTGCAAGATTTCTCTCAAGTTCTCTAGCAGCTGCTGCTTTCTTTTCTTTGTTTGCTTTCACACGAGAATATTCTTGATTCTCGATAGTAAGAACATGGGAACTATATCCCACTCCACTGAAGGCAGGAGAAACCCACTGGTGAGTCAGGTCAGTAGAATTAGCGTTCATACTAAAAAATACTATTAATATAGTTATTAGACTATGAATTTTCATTAGCCCTTCTTCCCCCTCTTTCCTTCTTTGTGTAATTGTTCGGTTTCAAGTTTTTCTTTAATTTCGTCTTGTAGTTTGTCTTTTTCTCTGTATTCCAAAACAACATTTACCTTTTGTTGCAATCGTATCATATCATTATCTAACATACGATTTTGGTCTATACATTTTATGAGAGCCATGTGCATTGCATCTAACTCTGGTTGAATGTTATTACTAATAAATGCCCATATGTAATATATGAAATATCCCATACCGACAGCCATAACAACTGGAAACCCAAATTCAGCAATTAGTGTTCCTATGTCTTGCATTAATCTCGCCTCACATCAAGCTTACCATCTTCTTTGAAGTTTTCAGCACGAGCAATACGATTAATGTCGGGAGTCACTCCTAAAGCAGAACTAACTAATAAATCAATTTTTATCAACTCATTACATCCCACTCTCGCACGATCTTCGAGCATTTTACAAAACATAGTCAGAGTTTTTATTTGGTCAATTATACCTTCAAGTATTTGTTTTAATACCATGAATATAAAAAATCCCATTAATATTGCTACCGCAATTGGAACTCCGACTTCAGCAATTAGAGTAAATACATCCATAGCTTACAGCCTCTTTTTAACTATTTATAAGATTCGGAAAGGATACTTGGTATATATGGGATAAAATGGTGCCGATAAAAAAGTCTCCATTAAAAATAACAGAGACTTTATTTCGTATTTAAGTTGTGGTAATTACTTAACTTTAGCGTTTACTTTGCGGTGTTTGTTCCATGCAGCGAACCCACCTAATCTTAATGCCCAATATGCGAGATAGTTCATGACTTTAAATCCATTGATTTCTATATTTATATCTCTAAACATCTTATCAGATTCTTTTTGTGTAAGCTTACCATAAGTACCTTTTGCATTTTTCTTCAGTGTTTCATATTTATACGCATAGTCATGGACTAGTCCACCCATCAACAGAACTCCTGTTGGGGATAACCATGTGTGTAAAAACTTAGGAATAGATGCACCATCAAACTGAAACCCTTTAGGGATTATGTATTGAACTCCATTAAGCTTAAATACAAACTTCTTTGCGATTATCCAATTACGACTTCCGGTCATCCACATCCAGATTGCACCCCAAAATCCTTTATCCTTTGTTGCAATAGGAATAGGTATCATGTGTGGCATTTCTGAATATTCAAACACATGGGAATCTTTACAAAGACATTCCTTGTCATCAAACAAATTAATAATCCAACCAATAATAATTATAATACCAACAACTGTAAACTGCCACCATGTGACTAGTTGTTGTAGAATAAAGTCTGTTATTTCAATCTGTGTCATTTGTCCGTTTCCCCTATTGCTGTTGGTGCTACAGCACCCTCATAGTAAACAATAATTTGTTTTTGTTGTTCTATGTAACGTCTTAATTCTGAGAAATTTAAACTCAAATTCTCATAGTCTTTTACAGATAAAGCAATGTATGCATCAGCACCATTCTTTTTCTCAAAATCTGATATAAACTTATCATAGTTTAATTTTGAAACTACATAAATTTTTACATCATTAAGCTGTACTTTCTTTGGGTGTGTTGCTATTGGAACAGTTGTTTTAACAGTATTAGTTACTGTTATTACTTTCGATTCCGGCAGATACTTGCTCATCATGCTGCACCCCGACAGTATTGTCAGTGAGAGCAGTAAGATCAACCCATAACTTATTTGTCGCATTTTGCATCCTCTTTTCAATCAGCCCCGGCTTCTTATTTGCTAAGTGGGTTAGATTGTGTTTCTGTAATGTAGATCGGAGTTCATCTCCGTATTTTTCTGCTTGTTGCAAACTAGCTTGTAGTTTAGAATTTAGTTTTGCATTTTGAACTGCACTTTCTTCAAGTGTCTTAACACTTGCTTCACTAATCTGCACAGCAACTTCTAGTTTTGCATTGTTTTCACGCAATGTCGCTATCGTTGCTTGAGTTGTATCATAGTAATACTTAGCACTCAAACCAGCAGCACTAATGATTCCCACTAAAATAATTATTGCATATAATTTAAACATATTTATTCAGATTTCCAAATTGACCATGCGCCATAAGCAATCGCTCCGTATGCAGCAAGTGAAGCAAAAGGGCCTGCTATGAGTATAACTACACCGACTACAATCAACGCAGCTCCATTCCAAGTAGTTCTTTCTTCTACTCTATCCTTTACCCAATCAATCATACTATTCTCCTTTTTCTTTTGTAATCTTTTTCATTTTTTCTATGTATGCACGATAAACAGCAGCCTCTGCGCCTTTACCCATTTCTTTTGCTCTTTGTTCCATTGCAATTGCAGCTTGTATCTTATGTGCATGGGTTTTACCAGAACCCTTTATCTTAGTTACACTACTCTTTGCGTCTTTAACAGTTGCAAACTTCAATCCCTGTATTGTTCCTTTTGGATTTTCATCTGTGTATAAGTCAGAATGTTTATCACTTCCTGCTGGTTGTCCTTTTTTTCTAGGTATTCTAGGTACTTCTTTAATCTGTTCAAAACTCAACTTTGGCCCAGATGTCTGGAAGTTCTTTTTTCTCATTACTGTCTTTGCAACGAGTTCCAGTTTCCCACCCTTTAGATTTAATGCAAAAGGCATGTTGATATTAGTTTTCATATCATTGATTACTGCTTGAGCATCAGGCCCTAATTTTACAATACTTTTACCATACTTTTTGTAAGACTGTTTGAACAATCTTGTTAGTTCTGCTGAAGTGATTTGTTTAACATTCCTTGAATCATTAACTCTATCCAAAAAATGTCTGGTGAACTCTACATCAATACCTAGAGATGCAAATATTTTATCTGCATATCTTTCAATTTGGTCTAGGTCTGATTTTTTGACTTCTTTTTCATCAGCT